CCACTCTCAACCATCTTAATAAAATCTTCTCCTCCCTCATGACTGCCTATTTGTGATTCATATGATAAGCCATAACTATCTTCTACCAATGATGTTAATACTCCCAATGGCAAAGATGGATCATGATTTAATAAATGCTTTATTCTTGGTAATGTAGAACCTGGACCATTCTCTCTGATAGTCTTAGTAAATGCTCCAGGTCTAATGATATCCCCATCACTATCTACATTATTAAATTTGCTAAAATATCCAGTAACAAGTCCCTGCTTAACATTCAAATCCATTATCTCAGCAGATAACATCTCAGTTTTAATATTAAATAGATTCTTCACGATATAAATTTAATTAATTATTCAATACAAAGTTACACATTTCTAATTATTCTTCCATTTCTATCTCTCATTGCTCTAAAGCCAACAACACATCTACAATTAACAATCTCAGCAGGAGGAACTGGTAAGCCATTAGGCTGCTGTCTCACTCCAGGCTGCATCATATAAATATCTCCCAACTTCTGACTCCTCAACTTAAATGCTTCCTCTATTGGTACAGTTTTGCCATCTATCTCAACATGGTTTGCCCATGCTGTATGTCTAGTTCTTTTATCTTTTACACTTATCCAAATCTTCTCCATCTTATTCCCTGACCTTTGAGCATAAATCATAGCTGCTCCATTGGCAGCAGTAACTGTCTCTGTTCTTGCAATTCTTCTTGCCCTCATTGCTCCTAACTCTGAACTAGATGTAAGTATTTTTACTATGTCATCAAAACTAGCTCCAGTCATTGCTGCATCACTCAACACCTTTTGTATTAATGCTCTTGTATATGATGTTATTCCCTCAGCATCATTCAATAAATCTATTCCATAATACTGATTCATTAAAGCAACTATCTCCTCATTAAATCCCATCTGTCCGGTAGCTTTCTTTATCTCAGTTCTAGTAGTTCTTGCCCATGCTGGACCTACTGTCTTATACAACTGCAACAAAACATCATAAATGGGAAATGATGGAATCATCATTATATCCTTATACTTAATGAATGCTTCCAATTGTAACTTTAAAGCTTTAGCAAACTTCTTCTCAAACAGCTTTTCATACTTCTGCTGAAACCTTCCCCACTTCATTAAATATTGCTGCTGCTCTTGATTTGTCATATCTCAACTTTGACTGTTATTCCCAAACCCTGATTTGATAGTCTTTGTGATAGCATCTTTTTTACCTGGTCTTTCTTCCATTCATTCTGCTGCTTCTTTCTTGGACATGATGGATCAGGTAACATCTCTATCATTAACATAAATATTTTACTCTCTATCCTGGAGACTACTTCTTCAACACTTCTTTCCATTTTATTGAATTACATCCTGTGGCATTGTAACATCAGGTACCATACCTAAATCTGATAATAATACTTTACCTCCATCAATAAGTATTTGGTCCATCAATGGATCCATTAATTCCTCAAACTGCATCATATCTCTTTTCTCATTTGGTGTAATCCACCACATAGTATTCAGAGCATCAGCTTGAGCTTTCATGTCCTCTTGTAATGCTGGTATATCTGATAGATCTATCTCAATCGTTCTCTTTATCCCATCATTATACATTGGAACAATACTCTTAACCAAAGCATCCTTCAACATATGGATATTAGGTAAGATACTATTAGTGTATAATAATTTCTCTGCAGTTGCAACATTTGAGAATGTACTGCTATCCTGATTGTTTAATAATATCTCAGGGAACTTATAAGCATTGCAAAGCTTTGTGAAATCTATCCCAGCTAAATCACTTACATCCATATCAGCTAACGACAAGCCTAATGGTATATACCCCATCTCTCCTGCTGCAAAGTATGGAGCTCCCTTATTAGAACTGTTCCTCAAATAACTTGCAAAGTCCATCTTCCTTTGGCCTAATGTTTCTACTGCAAAATCATTCTTTTCATACACTATACCAGGTACACCTCCATTCTGCATTTGTGCTACTGAGGCATCCATTGCAGCATTCCATCTAGTAAGTCTCTTACTCAATACTTGCAATGGACTCAATCCTCTCCACTGCTGACCATTAGTTATAGTTGGATTGAAATATTTAACAAAGATTATTTCCTCAGGCTTGAATGTTGTATCTACTGCAAAATCAAAATACTTATATCCAATCACTCTTTGTGGGAAATCCTGAGATATTACTATTGTCATGTTCTGACTATTCAAAGCATGTAAATAAACTTTACCTGCATTTGGTCCTAACTCAACTACTTCTTTATACAGGAATAACTCTCCAGTCATATACAACAAAGAATAGTATTTTACTTTGTCCTCATAGCTTATGCTATCCATAAACATTGTAAACTTATCTGAATCTTTTAAATCCACTAAAGCTTTCCTCATCATGTGCTTACCTATCAATGAAGTTTGGCTATAGTTTTTATAGCTTTTCATCATTGTATCATCTACTATCTCATATGGATAAAGTTTTATCCTGGCTGCAGTAGTTGCTAAGTAACTGATGATTGAGTAAACATCATCTACAGTTGTGTAAGTATTTATGTCCTCTATTGTCTGCCAACTTGGAAAGATAGATGTATTGGCATTTATTGTAGTTCCAAAGTTAAACGATTGCAATTGCTTAACTTGTTTCTCTAGGTTTTGGATTGTCTTATTGTATCCAAAGAGCTTATCAATTAGTCCCATATGCAAACACCATTTTAGGTTTTAATTCAAATATTTCTCTCATCATAAACATATCCAGTAAATCTGGACTATCCCCATTCAACTTTATCTTCATCTCATCCTTACTTATGATTCTTAGCTTTCCATCATTATCCATCTTATCCCTCTTTATTGCTTTCCTCTCATACAAAAACCTTTGCCTAACTGTCATGGATGAATCATACATCTTATTAGCAACGGCCTTATTTATCTTCATCCCACCTCTATTAACTTTATCTCCACTTCTATAATAACATTGAGTCTTTAGATTAAAGTAATTCTCCTTTATCAATCTTCCACTCATATCATCTTTTATTGGTATGGCAGATGAGCCTCCATTGAATGGAACAGCTCCTCTTATAAATCCATCCACATAACTTCCTACACCATCAGCATCATAACAAATATAACGATTTTCTACGGAATATCTTTTAGCCATATTGGATATTAATTCTATCACTTGCTTACCATCACTCTTATCCATTATCTCTATATCCATTAACTCATTCCCCTCCCAATATCCAACTACTAATTTATTGCTCCCCTTCATTGCTATATCTGCAGTGATATACTTCCCTATCTTATCCACTTCAATCACATTATCAAACAATCCCATAAAACAATCATGCTCATAAATATCATTTGGACTATTGCTTATCTTCCATCTTCCTTCCAACAATTGCCTCCTGGTATCTTCATCCTGTGATAGCAAATTACCTGGATAACTTGGATCATACTCCAACCCCTTCTTATTATCATAAATAGATCCTGATACAAAGGTAATTGATTTTATAAAGTCCTCTGCTTTTAATCCACTTGCTTCCATCATTGGTTTTACTATATGCTCAGCCTTCTCATACACTTCCTCATAACTATCTCCCCAAATATAATTCTCTCCATACTTAATAAAATATCTAAGCTTACCCCTACGTTCTAATATTGGGAACCCAGTCTCATTATCAATCCACCAACTAATCATTTTATAAACCCAACTCTCAGGATCAGGATTACATGTTGCTCTTACATATGGCTTAATCCCACAACTTGACCTGTTCCTGGATAGAAGATAAAAGAACATTGACTCAGTGAAATGTGTAAGCTCGTCAAAGCCTAAGAATGGTATCTGTGCTCCCTGCCAGTCATACTTATTCTTCTCATACTCTAAATGCCTAAATGATAGCTTTGCTCCTGATGGGAACTTCCAATCCAATGATGACTCTCTAGCTTCAGCTTTTAGTAATGGATAAAGCTTTGTTGATGTGTCCCATAATCCTCCCTCATTTCTAATCTGTACTGATGTCCTCCTGAATATTACTCCTCCAAAGTCTGGAATATTTATATGTCTCAATGGATCCAGTAATAAAGCAAATGTCTTACCAACAAAAGCTGCAGCTCCACCTATGACAATATC